CCGCAAGGCCGGGATTCGACTGACTGAAGAACAAGAAGAACAGATCAAGACTGGTGATCTTCTTGCAGGGCAACGGATCATCTTGGCCGAGTTCGAGAAGAAGTACGGCGGGGCACTCGAAGCGAACGCGACCGCGTCCGGTAAGGCGAAGGTCGCTGTCGACAACATGGCCGAGTCCGTTGGCGGTGTCCTGGCCCCGGCGCTCGGTACTGGCGCGAAGGCGCTCGGCACGTTCGCTGACGGTTTCTCGCATCTGCCCAAGGGCGCACAGACCGCAACGGTCGGGATCGTCGGACTGACCGCTGCGGTGTCGGTCGCTGGCCCGAAGGTCATGGAGATGGCGAATATCGCTGGCCGTGTCGGGTCCGCCGCTGTCGACATGGGGTTGAAGTGGTCGGGCGCGGTGCAGTCGATGGCGGTAGACCAGGGGATCGGCCGTACCGCCGCTTCGGTCGAAGTGCTGAAGTCTGGGATGCGTACCAGTGTCTCGGACTTCGGTTAAATGAAGTCAGGCGCGTTGGCCGCTGCTGCGGGGCTCACGGCGTTTCCGGTGCCGTTGAACCAGTTGGAAAGCTGGGCGAAGTCCGGTATCGACGTGAAGGGGCTGTCGACCGATCTGGACCAGTTGTCACGCGGGGTTGCTACAACGAACGAGGTGGCGTCTGCGTTCGGTGAACACGGCTTGAAGGATCTGGGCGATGCGTTCGAGCTGGTCGCTGACGGCTCGGGCAAGGCCGACGGCTGGTCGAGAGCGTTCCGTGTCATCCACGGCGACCTGCGCGCTTTGGGCGAATCGAAGGACGTGAAGAAGGCGCAGAACCAGATCAACGACCTTGATACGGCGTTGGCTGAGATGGTGACCTCGGGTAACGCGAAGGGCGCCAAGAAAGCCTATATGGAGTTGACGGATGCGCTGCGGTTGCAGGGCATCGAGATCGAAGATGTGGCGGGCGGGCTCCCGAAGTACGGCGATGCGCAGAACCGGGCGGCACGCGAAGCGCGGGGCCATAAGGAAGCGGTGAAGGATGGGGCGTGGTCGCTTCGTGATTTCGGTGACGCAGCGAAGACAGCTGCGTCCGAAACCGACTATGCGGCCAAGAGGACCGAGGACAACAAGAACCGTCTGATCGAGTTGGCCGCGGCGGCGAAGGAAGCCGAAAGCCGGATCGACGATTTCTACGACGCGCAACATCGCGGCTTGAAGACGCAGATCGACGTAGAAGAGGCACTTGATGCGTACGCGGAAGGCCTGTTCGCGAACACGAAGACGACCGACATCACGACCGAAGCCGGTCGGAAGAACCAAGAGAACCTAATCGCAGTCGCCAAGGCTGCGCTCGAGGCGACGAAGGTTGAGCGGGACAAGACGGCTGCGATGGGTGACGGCACCTACGCCACCGAGGCCGCTATCCAGAAGATGCAGACGTACTCGCTGCGGTTGCAGGAAACCATGCTGAAGGCTGGGTACTCGCGGGATGAGATCAAGACGATGATCGAGGCGATGGGGTTGACCCCCGCGCAGATCAAGACGGTCTTCGAATCGAACCAGGTGGCGCAGGAACAAGAACTGAAGAGCGGTCTGCTGGCGACAATCTTCTCCGTTCCAACGGACCGGACGACCAACTTCCACGCCAACACGAAGCCTGCGATGGACGACATTCGGGCGATGATCGCAGCACTTGCGGCGCAGACGCCGGTCGGCACGCTGATCCCGTCGCCGTACGGTCCGATCCCCGGCACTCTCGAGTTCCCGGCTAAGGCGAGGGGTGGCCCGGTGTCGGGCGGCACGACCTACATGGTCGGTGAACGCGGGCCGGAACTGTTCACACCGCGCAGCTCGGGGACGATCATCCCGAACCATCGGCTGCGGTCGGCGGGCAGCCCTGTCGTGTCGGGCGGGTCGACGACGGTCGTCATCCAGTTGGACGGCCGAGAGATTTCCCGTCGGGTGATCAACACGGCGAACGGGCAGACCCGCCGTACGGGCCGGTCGCCGCTCGTCGCGGGTGGCCGCAGGTGACCTGGCTACCCCCGGTCCCCACACTCGAAGTGGCGTTGGACCCGGCGAACCCCGGCACGTTCACCGACCTGTCTGACCGGATCATCGGCACGTCCCCGCTCGTCGTGCGCCGCGGCAGGGACACACCGTTGGACTTCTTCGCACCAGGCGAGTTGACCGTCGAACTCGATAACACGGACCGCATGTTGGACCCGATGAACCCGGCCGGGCTCGTGTACGCCGAGGGCGGGTTCGGTGTCCCCGGCTGCACAGTCACCCTCGACCTGACGTTCGATGGGACCACGCAACGCCGCTTCACCGGGCGCCTGTCAGGCGAGTGCTGGGCCGGTGCAGGGACCGTCCTGTACGCAGGGTCAGCGCGCGGACAGACCGTGACCCTGGTCGCGCAGGACAGGTTGGCGAACTCACCGGACCTGCCCCTCGATCCGTGGCACCTCCAACTCGTCGCCATGTTCCCTGACTGGTGGCTTCCGATGGACTGCGGGTTCCCGGTCCTGGTCGACGGGTCAGCGGTCCCGAACCGTGCACCAGGTGGCGGCTCGGCGACGCTCGACATCTTGTCGGGTGTCGACGGCGCGCATGTGGCACCGGACCTGAACCGGCATACGCCCGGCCTGAAACTGTCACCCGCTAACCGGGTCGTGTCGGCCGCGGCCGATGTCATGCCCGACGGCGACGAAGCCGATGTGACGGTCGCTGTCGTGTGGAAGTCGACGCTCAACCATTCGACGGGTGAGCAAGCCACGATCCTTCGCATGGAGGAACCGGGCGGGCCAGACCCCCGCTGGGAGATCGTCGTCGATGAGGACGGCGAAGCACAGGTCACCACCTATGACGCGTCGGGGACGCTGATCGCGACGGACACCATCGACCGCACCGGGACCCCGGTCTCGCGTTGGGATGACGGCAACTCGCATCTGGTCATCGTCCGCATCGACTCGGGTTCGCTCGACGTGTGGTTCGGTGGCGCCGGAATGACCGGCGGGTCGCTCGCTGCTGAGTCGCTGGTGTACGAATCCGATCTGATCTTCGGTCCGTCCGATGTGGCCGGGACGTTCGATGAGTTGACGTTGTGGCGACGTGCCCTGTCCGACATGGACATCGACTCGATGGTGCTCGCCTATGGGCTGATCGGCGGCGCCTGGTTCGGTGACAACTGGCTAGGCGACGGGTCCCCCGCACGCGATTCGCGGTTGCAGCATTGGTTCCAAGCGGCCGGGATCGAACCGAACTCGGACGACACCGACGGTTGGCGGGTCCCGGTCAACGATTCGGACGGCGGGTTCTGGTCCGTGTCGTCTGTTCCGGCGAACCTGGTCGAAGCGTTGCGGGGGACGGTCGGCCCGAACGGTGCCGTGTCCGTGAACGCTGACGGGTTCTACGTGATCCGCGCCCCCGAAGCACTCACCGACGCGACCTACGCAGCGGAGTACGCGACGATCTCGGCTTCGTTCACCGACGCCGACACGAACCTGACCGCCCCCGACTACCGCCACGCCGGAGTCCGGTTCGCAGGGGTCGACATCGAACAGGTAGCGAACCGGGTCGAAGTCGTGTTCCAACATCTGATCGACGCCGGGCCGCCGCTGAACTCGTTCTGGGCGGCCATCTCCCCCGAGTCGACCGCCACCGTGAACGGGCTCACGTCGAAGCAAACCTACGGGCCACGCAACATCTCCCGCGGTTTGGAGTGGTACGGCTGGGAACGGGCCGCGTCGCTCGCTGACGCCCTCGTCGACCGCTACGCGTTCCCGCTGCCACAAATCGACTCGCTCGCACTCGACGCAACCGGCGACACCGATCTCACCGACTGGTTGGCGTTCACCTGCGACCTCGAGAAAGCGGTCGAAGTCGAATGGACCGACGGCGGGATCACCCGTTCCGTGTCCGGCCTGAACGTCCAGTCCGAACGGCTCGAACTGACATCGACGACGTTCACTGCCGAACTGAAACTCGCCCAATCGTGACGGAGGAACTGTGACCGCCAAGACGACCGTGACCATCACGGAAGCACAAACCGAGCTGGGCGAACTGCTCGCCTACCATTGGGTGACGGTCCGGCTCGTTCACGGCGGCCAAGGCGGCGTTGTTGACGGCCAGGTGATCGGGTCGGCCGGGTCCGCCAAGTTCCAGTTGGACGACGAAGGGTCCGGTTCGTTCGCCGTCTACCCGAATGCGGCGATCACCCCGGCGGGCACCTACTACGCCGTGTCGGTTGATGGCACGTCCCCGCTGGTCGCCCGCCTGCTGAACGTCCCGACATCGGGCCCGGTCGATTGGGCGGATGAGGCGATCCAAGTCGATGAGCCGTCACCGCCGACGACGGTCCCGGCGCCGACCTCGGGCGACGCGTTCGACGTGCTCCGTGTCGATTCTGCCGGGACCCGCTACGAACTTGCCCCCGCCGAGGTGTCGGGCGAGAACGTGGACGTGGACGGCACCCCGCTCCCCACCGTGCTCACCGCGTCGTTCTCGGCTGTCTACTCTGCGGTCTCGGCGGAAGCGTCGGCACGCGCCGCCGCGGTCACCGCGGAGGCGACGGCCCGCGGGAACGCTGACACCGCCGAGTCGAACGCACGCATCGCAGGCGACGCCGCATCCACCAAAGCGGCGACCGGGCTACAGGACGTGCTACGGGCTGAGGCAACTGAGCGGCTGTCCGTGTTGCCACGGTTCCAGTTGTGCGGCGACAGCGGCGCCCCGCACTCCGGTTCCGCGTACACGGCCCCGGCGCTCCCCGATTTCACGACCGGCGCCTACTGGCGGTTCAACGTCACGGCCCGCCCCGACTTCGACACCGACCTGACCGGACTGTTCTACTCGGAGATCATCACCCAAACCCACGATGCGGGCGTCGGGTCGTGGGACAACTACGAGATCGCCGTCCAGTGGATCTACGACACCGACACCGAGTCTTGGCGCCCGACACTGTTCATGGAGTGGACCGAGATCGACGGGCTCGCCGAGACCCATTCGCTCGCCACCGAATCAGCATCGTCGGCCGCGGGTGTCACCTATCCGGCGTGGGAGTTCCAACCGGGCGTCCCGACGGAGATCGCGGTCCATCTCGACTTCGCGAACGGTGACGGCAACTGGGACCTGTCGTTCTGGCGGCGCATCCATTTCGGGACCGCTGACGCCACGTTCGATGACGCCGAATGGGTACGGATCTCGCGTGCTATCGGCACCGGCGCCACGTCCATCGACACTGGTGTGACTGCGCCGCACGGTTTCGGGATGGGCGACGGCAACCTCGAGCTGTTCAGTCTCACGATCCGAGACGAAGGCCCGGCGGGGACGGTGCTCGCTGACCCGACTGCTGCGGACGCGTACGCCGAGGGTGACGGGCAGCCGTTCGATGATCCGGCCGGAAACACTTGGACCCCCGGCGCCAACGCGCACGTCGCTGTCCCGTCGACAGGTAGCGGTGTGGCGCTCGGTGAAACGTCCGGCACTGCGTACCGCGGTGATCGTGGCAAGACGGCGTATGACCATTCGCAGGTGACAGCAGCGAACCCGCACGGTGTCACCGCTGCGATGCTGTCCGGTCTGCCGTGGCCTGACCGGGCGAGGGTCGCGTGCGTCATCGACTACCCGTCGACCCCTTCGTCCACCTGGTTGATGCAGGCCACGGCTTGCATCGGGTCGGGCTATGCGATCACAGCGGACACAAACGATCAGTCGTTCACCTACGCCCGGCTCCCGCTGCGTGCGGGCACCTACACCTTGCGGTTCACGCGCCGAGGCAGCACTAGCTCAGGGGTCGCCACGTTCACGTTGGGCGGCTCCCTAGCTGGCACCATCGAGTGCTACTGGACAAGCAACCTCAACGACATGGTAACGAACCCCATCACCGGGATCGTTGTGCCAGCAGACGGGTTCTACGACCTCGTGGTGACGAACCCGACCAAGAACCCGTCGTCGTCGAACTACCGCATTCAACCCCAGGTCATCGACCTGTACCGAACGGGAGCATGAGCATGAACGACATCAAGGCCGCACTGATCCGGGCAGCCCGCACCGCCGCGCAGGTGGCGTTGGGTGCGCTCGGCACGAACGCTGTCACGGCGCTCGACGCCAACCTGGTGCAGGTGGCGTCGGTGGCTGGGATGGCCGCTGCGCTGTCGCTGCTGCAGGCGGTGGCGTTCGGGCTGCCCGAGGTTGACCAGTGACCGGCGTCGACACGCCCGCCCATCTGCGCCACCGGCTCGCTGCTCGGGTCGACGGCTGGATGGGTTGGCCGTCGCGCTGGCGCATCCTGCTCCCACTGCGCAAGGCGCGCCGATGAGCGCCACCAAGGGCCGCGCGCTGTGGCTCCCCGACGTGCTCCGTGACGCAGGCCTCAAAGTCGAGGTCGTTCCAGGCTGGGAGACACGCGGCAAGGAACCGGCCGAATGGCTGTGCCAGGTCCTGCACCACACGGCCGGACCGCGCCGAGGGATGCACCCGTCGCTGGGCACGGTCACGAACGGCCGGGGCGGCTCTTCGCCGGTCCCTGGCCCGCTGTGCAACGCGCTCCCGGCACGAGATGGCGTCTGGCACGTCGGCGCGTCGGGTGCAGCGAACCATCCCGGCGTGTCGTCGATCCCGTACCGGGGCGGCATCCACCAGGACGTGAAGTACTACGCGCTGGGCTGGGAAGCCGAGAACGACGGCGTGGGCGAACCGTGGGCGCAGCTCGAAGCCATCGAGATCGGCGAGGCAGCGGTCGCTGACTACTTGGGCTGGCGGGTCGACACCTCGGAGATCTGGGGCCACAAGGAGATCGCCCGCCCGCTCGGCCGCAAGATCGACCCTGCCGGGATCGACATGGACGAACACCGTGCCGCCGTCGCCCGACGACGCACCCACCACCAGGAGGACATCGACATGACCGCAGACGATCTCTCGAAGCTGATCGACGCCAAGCTGGCGCCGCTCGCCAAGGACCTCGCCGAAGTGAAGCGGCAACTTGTCGTGTCCGATGAGGGCAAGGGCAAGACGCAGCGGACCGTCCGCCACATCGTCGCTGCCGACCTGCGCAAGCCGTGACCGCCACGATCCTCGCCGTCGAAGTCTCGCCCACCGTCGGGGCAATCGCCATAGCATTCATCGGCATGGCATCCGCGGCGCTCGGTGCGTTCATCGCGTCCATCGCCCCGCGTGGCGCGACCGGGCTCGCCGTGCTCGAATCGGCACTGAAACGCCAGGACGCCGACCTCGCGGAGATGCGCAAAGAGATGCGCAAGTGCGAGCAGGAACGCAACGACGACCGGCTGTCGTTCGCTCGCGAGATCGCAGAGCTACGGGGCCGGGTGAACGCTGCGCACGGCGACAATGGCGGCAACGGACTCGCCATCGACTGAGCACGCCTGGTCGCTAGTGCTCGTGAAGCCGCCTCGCCTTCGGGTGGGGCGGCTTCTTCGCGTCTACCCAGGCATTAGGTATTGACAGTTACTTATGCATCTGCGCAAGATGCCCCCCATGCAAACCACTCCCGTCCTGCTCCCCACCGCGGAGGCAGCACAGATCATCGGCGTGGATGCCAGCACCCTCAGCCGATGGGTCGCATCCGGTCGCATCTCTGTCGCACTCAAGATCAACGGCAAGACCGGCCCGATGCTGTTCACCCCGGCCGAGGTCGAACGTGTCCGTGCCGAGTACGCAGCATCGACCGAGCAGGCCGCATCGTGACCGCCACCCTCACCGAACTGCGGGCCGGGGACGTCTGCCGCCTCGCCGGGATCTCGCACCGCGAACTCGACCACTGGATCTCCACCGGCCGCTTCATCGCATCCGGCCCCCCATCAAGCGGCGGGCCAGGCAACCACCGCACGTTCACGATGGCCGACGTGTACCGGCTCCGCGCCGTCAAGGCCCGCCGGGAATGGGGCATGGAACTCGACGCAGCGTTCCGCACCGTGGACCCGCCGCTCCCAGCCCCACCCGCCCCACCACCCAGTTAGCCCAGCCCGGCCTGTCCGACCGGGCTACCCGCATCCTGCACCCCTCCCCAGAAGCAGGACAGCGGGTGGCCCGATCCGAGGGGCCGGTCTGTTCGCACCAGATCCACGACCCGGCACCCCACCCGCCAGGTCCCGGCCCCTCGACCCTCCAAACGACAGCAGCCCCGCCCCCTACGGCTTCGACACCGGGGGCAGGGCTGCCAGACCCCAAGGAACCTACATGTCTGACCCCGAAATCATTGTCCATACCGCCGCCGAAGCACTCGCCCGATTCGCGCTCATCAACGGCAGAGGCGACGGCGAACACACCGCCTGCGTCATGTCCGCGGTGTCGTGGATGGCAGGCGAATCGTTCACCGACTCGCCGCGCTGCGCCCACCGCAACCTGACGACGACGGTGATCGGCGCCAACGACGCACCCGGCACCACGCCGGAGCAGCGGGCCGAGATCCTGCGTGCGGGTGAGACCGGGCTGCTCGACACCTGGTGGATTCCCGGCCTGGTGATCGCCCACGCTGTCGCCCGACCGAAGCCACCCGAAGGCGAAGAGTTGCCCGACGAAACCCCGGTCGACCGGGTGCTGCGGGTCCTCGCCTACGTCGCTGCTTGGAAGGAACACCGGGCGCGGCCGAGCGCCGTCCTGCGCTATGCCGTCCTGCGCGATGCCGTCCTGCGCGATGCCGACCTGCGCGATGCCGACCTGCGCTATGCCGTCCTGCGCGATGCCGACCTGCGCGATGCCGACCTGCGCGATGCCGACCTGAGCTGTGCCGACCTGCGCGGTGCCGACCTGAGCGGTGCCGACCTGCGCGGTGCCGACCTGCGCGGTGCCGACCTGCGCGGTGCCAACCTGCGCGCTGCCAACCTCGGCGGTTCCAACCTTCCCGGAGCCGACCTGTGCTACGCCCACCCCATGGGTGCCGCCCGCCGCGGTGCCGCCCCCGCGGGTGCACCCGCTCCGAGCCCCCCCGCCCCACGAACGCCGCTGACGGTCAACGACG